GAGCCTTTTTGCGCCTTGCTCAGGGCGTTGCGATTAGTTGTTTAACGAATGAACATCGTAACGAGCACAAGTGTATTTTTCTTCAAGTTTTTCAAGTGCTTTTGGTGTTACAAAATAAACTCCTTCTGTATATTCTGATTTTTTTATACCACGCCCTTTGAGTTCTAACTCGGTGCGTACTTCATAATTATTATAGCACCATTCGTAATATACTTGTACCTCTTGTTGTTTGTTTAATGCTTTCATTTTTATATTGATTTAAGTTATTAAATTGAGTTTAAAAGCAGTTTAAAGACTTGCTTAGGTCTTTGAGGTGTTTATTGTGATAGTTTATTTTTTAGGTCTGATATTCTTTTGTAAAAACCTGCTGTGTGTGCGCTTTCAATTTTTAAATATTCAGTGTCGTAGTGGTGTATGAACTCGTGTAGTAAGGTATCAATAAACACTTTAATTGATACTACTTTCTTTTTAACGGCTGTTAGGTTGTATATGGTAATGCTTTGCCCTTTTTGAAAGGCTGGCAGCATTCTATAAAAACCTAATGTTTTACATTTGCCATTACCTTTTTGCGGCTGGTCTAATACGTGTAATGGTATTTGTGAAATACCATATTTGTTGCAAAGGTAGTTTAATAGTCTTTGCCCTGCTTGCTGTCTTTCTAAGAATATATCAGAAGCGTTTAATAGTGCTTTATATTCTGTTTTTGATAAACGACTGTATTTAACTGTCTCTATTTTGTTTGATTTTTCGTAAGATTGACTTGTAACTTTCATATTCGTACTGTTTAAAATGTTAGACTGTTTTTTATCATTTTTAGAACTGCTTTGAACTCTTTTTGAGTACAAGGTATAAATGTACTTTTATACCCTTGCGCAACTGTTAAGTAGCAACTTTTTCTTATTTCTGATATACATATTTTAGATCTATCAAAATCTAAAAGTATATACACATAGTTACAAGTTGCTAAATCACCTTCAGAAAGAACTTGTACATATATTAATGTATCATCTTCTTCTACTCTTTTGTAAATGTTACCTGCTTTGAGGTCTTTTAATTCTAATGCTTTCATACTATTAATGTGTTTAATGTTATTACTTGTTCTATCATTTTGATGGTGCAAAGGTAATTACATTTATAATTACGTGCAAATATTTTGTGTTAAAGTTTTGTTAAATGTAATTACATTAGTAATTTGTTAGGTATTACTTTATATCTTTGCACTGTTAATTATAAATAATTGTATATGGCACGTGTAAAAGATAAAGTTTTTCAGATTAGAGCATCAGAAACGTTTCTAACGCTCCTTAAAGAATTATCGGATAAAAAAGGAATGTCGCAAGCGAATCTTATTGAGTATCTCGTACGTAAGGAGGCGGATAGTATGCAGCTAAAAGAGCGGTTTCAGCAGGAGGATACAAAAGATGTTGATGAATAATTTTTTTGTGTAGTAATGGAAATTATATAAAAAATCTACCGCCTCTAATTATAACATTAGGGGCGGTAGCAAAACCAATTGAAAAAAGAATAAATTATGACTGTTTGCAACGCTGAATAAGGTCGCTTTCTATTTTTTTGAAGATGTAATTATATCCTACATTTTTACTCAATATCGTATGTTGTTTGAGATAATAGGATATATTAGACAATGGTACTTGTAGATATTCGGCTATTTGGCATTGAGGGACGGTTGTGTCGTGTTTCCTTGCTAATCCACAAAATAGCTTTTTGTTCTCAATGCTACTTAATGGCTGTCCAGTTATGGTTTCTACAGATTGATGTATTTCTTTTAATATCATAGTATTTTTTATTAGGGGTTATACATTATATTCTTCTTTTAAAGCCCTCAATCTTTGGGGCAAAATAATCGTGTATGCTAATGAAATCTTCTATCACTTTTTGAAATTCCTCAAAGGTGTAGCATACAACGTATGTATGTCCCAGTGCGACGGCTTTCTTCTGAAAGTCTTTTTGATTGTCTGTTTGGCGATTTCCTTTTACTTTCATCTCGATATAAATGCTTTTACCTTGGGGGAGGAGTACTACCAAGTCAGCAACTCCCGCCAATACGCCCTCTGCTTTGAGGCGTTGTGCTTCACGAACGTTACGACTGCCACCATTAGGAACGGCGTAAATAATGAAGTGTGGGTATTGGTATCTAAACCAACGAACGCAGGCGGTTTGGAGTGTACTCTCTTGGTGTTTCATTTGTTAGTTATTTGCAAATACTTCTTTTAATACTTCAGTAGGATAACTTTTCACAAATCCATATTTTGCATCGTATTCATTACCCATTGGTATATCTCTTTGTACGCATATTTTAGCAGCCTTTCTTCCTAACGCAATAGCTGTTTGTAAGGGTACTTTTTTGCCTATTATATTACTATACCCTGAAATGGTAAAATAATCTTCATTTTTAGTGGTGATTTTAGCTTCTATTTTGGTAAGGCGTTCATTTTGCAAGGCTATTTGTTGCGCTTGTAGTTGTTGTGCTTTCTCTAATGCTATCATTCCTTGTGCTTGAGCCATTAATATTTCGCCTGCTGTCATTGGCTTATTAGCTTCCTCAAAGCGTTCTAACCAAGCTACTACGTGCCTACGTACAAATTTGCTTTCTCTTAATAAGACTTGCTTTCCTTGTGCGATAGTGAGTTCAAACATAGGGTATTTTTGTTTGTTTTGAGGGTGTGTATATTGGGTCTCCAATATTTTTTGGAGACCTATTTCTTCCTCAAACTCGTCTCTTATGATGTTTAAAAGAGTGTCGTGTCTTAAAGATGTATCCTTACCTTCTTCTTTTCTAAAAAGGTTGATTTGCTCTACAAGTTCAAGGCTTGTAATGGTTTTATTTGTAGTAATTCCTTGTTGTGTAGGTATTGATAATTCCATTTTTTGTATTTCTTAGTTTAACGGTGCAAAGGTACGGAATGATTTAAATAATTCCTAATATTTTTTGTTGTAACTTTTTGTATATCAATATTTTGCAACGTTACTATTAACGTTGCGTTTTAACATTGCAAAATGGCAATCGCCTGACTATCACACTTTATAAAACGCAAAAAGACGAGCGTTTTGCCCGTCTTTGTTTGAAAATTATTTTGTTATATTTATAACTTTTCTATGTCTCTGAGTTTTTCGAGGTAGAAATCGCGTATTCGTTGAAAATCTTCCTCAGTAAACTTGTTATCTCTGAGCCTCATTCGCTTGTGTGTTGCGGCTGATGTACTCTTCTGAATTGCTCTTGCTACCTTGCTATCAGATAGCTCTAATTGCTGAATGATGTATATTACTTTGTCGTGTGGTGTCATATTATTCTTGTATTATCATATTAGTATTGTACCATTGCCACGCTTCATCTAAGAATTGTGCTTCGGTTATTTCAGGGGCTAATTCCCCTCCTGTTATCTTTACGTTATTCTGAATTATTATGAGTTTGAACTGCTCATATTCATTACATATATATAACTTATGAGGCTTATGCACTAACTCATCATTAAGAGCTACTTGTTGAGTGCGCTCTCTAATTACCAATATCAATGATAAGTAATGAGGCGAATAAATAAAGTGAAAGCCATTGGGCATTCTCTTTGGCTCGACTGCCAATAAGAATTTTGGCATTTTTAATTCAAAACGTTTTATTTTTTGCATATTATTTGTATTTTTGCCCCTCATTTCTAAGGGTTGTTTTTAAATCGTTAGACTTGTTTTAATTTTACAAAGTGAAGCCCCTAACATTACATTAGGGGCTTTTTTTGTTATTTTAATTCTTTTAGTTGCTTTAAAAGTCCTGATATTTGAATACTTTCATCTGAATAACCTTTATCTCTGTATTCTTTAATACTATATTCAAGAAATATTCTTCGAGCTTCTTTTCTGCTCATATCGCCGTAAAAAACAAGCATATCATTTACATTGTTAAAATGGTCATTAGTACCATTCATTTGATACTGCAAGGTGTAATCTTCTATTCCAAACATACTTGCTCCATTTCTATGGTCGCTAATTCTAATTACAAAGGGTTTATCTTTACCATCTTTAATTATCTTTACATATAAAGAAAGTCCATTTGTAATAGAGCCTTGAACATTTATCAGTTGGTAATTAGAAGGTAATAGTTCTTTGTATATACTCTCTAATTCTTTTATTTTGTAGTTTAATACATCTGAACTGTTAATTGTTTTTACAAAATCTTTCATTTTTCTTTGGGTTTTAATGTTAATAATTGTTCTTGTTTTAATTTTACACTGCAAAGATACTGTAACTATTTTAATTACGCAAGTATTTCACTTACTTTTTTATTTTATTTTGTTTAAAATATAACAAAAGTTTGTAAGTGTGTATTTATTAGTTAGTTACAAGATTGTTATTTTTAAAGAAAAAAAGGCAAAAGGTAGTGTTATACCCTTTGCCTTGGTGAGTTACTCGTTTTCGTCCATTATAGGCTGCTCTTGTTTATAAGTTCGTATAAGGGCTTTTACAAGTGCTTCACGAGCTTCATTGTAATCATCAAAATCACCCTTCCAATCTAATTGAGATATATTATATAGATTAGACTTTGTAATTTCAAAATAATAGTAATTACCTTCATCAATATAAGAATGACTTTCTAATCCAATATAACTATCATACCCTTTCTCTCTGAACCACTCAAATACTTGTTCCCATACAGGAATTGAAGCGTAAAAACCTTTCCTATTATAATTGTCTAATTCAATATCTTCAATAGGAAGAATGTAATCCAAAGGTATGTCTTCAGAGATGCTACATTTAAATGTAGTATCACCTGAGAAAAAATAAAACATAGTCTTTTTGTTAAAACCTATTGCTTTAAGTTCTTTGGCTATATCCAAAGGTACAAGCCAATTGTGGTAATTCAATTTATTATTCATCTTTGATAAATTTACCATTAATAATTTTTCCTTTTCTGTTTTTGATTTCGTTGTAGGCGATGTTTAGGCACTCCTCAAGGGTGGTGTTATACAAGTCAGCCAAAGGGTACAAACAATCAAAAATCAACGATATACGAAATCTTATACTATCACTTATTCTTATTTTATAAATACAAGCACTTCTCATTAATTCTGATAAAGTTTCATTGAGTGTAAGTGATGTAGGTATTACTTTTGCATACTCATCCCAAATTGTCTTTTTGTACTTGCCAAAAAAAGATAGCGAATCTCCATCTATCATATAACAATAGTTAATGAGAGTTATTATCACATCGCCAATAGCGTCTTGGATGGCTGGTTTGTCGTTGTCATAACACGCCTTGATAAGTTCGCCAACCTCCTCGTGGGTTTTGAGGAGTTCATCAAAGGGGGTTAGCTCTTCATAGATTTTTCTTTCTTTTGCCCACTGATGAATGAGTGGGACAAGTTCTTGAATTGTTCTCATTTTCTTTGTGATTTTAATGTTATTAGTCAATTTCTACTTCGTATGCCCAATCCATAGCATCATCTTCTCTTATGTTGTAAGCAAGCCAATCAAACGCTTCTGGATACTTGCTACTTTCACAATCTTCAACAGAAAATCCATAGTCTGCCATTTTATCTAATTGTTCAAATACTTCATCGGAGACTTCTACATCTCCTAAACCTACAGTGTAGGTTACTTTTACGGTTAAATCTTTGATTGTTCTCATTTGTTGATATTTTTACTGTTAATAATTTTGCCTAAACTTAGTACAAAGTAGGTTTTACCTTCTTCTGCTCCCCATTCGCGTTTTCCAGTACTAGGGGTTATGCTTTTCAATTCGATAGTGAATTGAGGAGCATTGTGGGCATATCCATTACGAAAACAGATGTAATGGTACTTCTTTGAATAAAACCGATTTGCCCAATAAGGCTTGATTTCTCGATACTCTTCTGTCTTTACGCCTGATAGTATCATATCAAACCATTTCTTTTTTAAGGTTAAATGTAAAGTATTCATTATATCACTTCTTTTTAGTTATTAATTCTTCTCTCATTCCCATACAGAAGGAGCGGTAATTGATGTTGGACTCCCTCGTTAGTACATAATCGTACCATTGCAATATCTTTCCCTTCGGCTTATTGTGCTTCATATCGTAGTATATATCCTCGATATTGAAAAAATAGTCTGATAAACATATAATACCTATCCCTACATCGTAATTGTCAAATTCAAATTGTAGGTCTTGCTTGTGGCAAAATTCCTTGATGAGGTTACGTGCAGCATACTCGAATAATTCTACTGCTTCTCGTTCTTGTGATGATTGTTTTTTCATTGCTCTGAATACTTTTCGTTAATAACATCTAAGTGCTGATATATCATTTCCGATAAGTCGTTAGAATACGACTCAAAGGCATCAATTAGCACTTTGTCGTCTTTCATTGTTTTTTTGAACTGATCAACAGCCTCTCCGCTGTATCGTTTTAACCTGCGAAAAGCAAGTTTAAAATCTCTTTTAAACTTCTCATCTTCAATTCCGTACATTAATTCATTGAGGCTATCAGCGTACGATAGGGCAAGGATTGCATAGTGTGCTATTTTCTCGCGTTTGAGAACGGGCATTACGCATTCTTTGCGATGCTGGTCTATAGCGACATTCATTAGTTCGCGTGCTTCTTGTTCGCTGATTTGCAATCCTCGTACGCGGAGTTCTGTTATAAATTTATTGTTATTACTTTTGTTCATTTTTTTTAGTGTTTTTGTTTACGATTAAAAAGGCACTCCATCGTTAGGGGGTGTTTTTGCAAAGGCTTCAGCGGGTGAAGCTGTAGGAATAGTATTAGTATTTCGCTCTTGTGTAGGTTCTCTCGGAGGGCTTGATTGAGGCATTGTTATTGGTTTTGCCATTGTACCAGTAAATTCATCATAAGGATATATTGTAAAATCGTTGCTATCAACCATAAATTTAAATGCTTCAAAGGGATAACCACGAGTGTATTGCGGCACAACCTCTACAATATCCTTATTGTTTTCATCGAGTTTTAGCAAAAAGACTGTTTCTGCTTTCTTAGTAACAGCACTCCCTAAGTGTCCAGTGGCTTTGGTAACACCGTAAGCAACGTGAATGATTGTGCAAATATGTATCTTATATTCATCTGTCCACTTGATGAGTTTCTGTACAATTTGGTTACTCCATTCGAGGTTATTTACATCGTTCATTAGGTCGGCAACCCCGTCGATAAATACTAATTTCACCTTTCCTCTGAAACGTTCTAACACTTTATCAATAAACGCTACTCGTTCTTCTACTGATAATTGTAGTATTTTAAAAGTTAGATAGTTAGGATAATTTGTTCCTACCACTTTAGGAACGCCTCTAAATGTCCGCTGAGCGTAATATTCTGATTGCTCCGTGTCAAAATCTAAGATATAATCATCATTTTTTCGATGAGAGCATAATAAGGGAAATCGATATAAGGCATTCCCTCCGATATAGGTAGCGCATAGTTGCGTTTTGAATAGTGTTTTTTTACTCTTGCTGGGTGCAGCTATTACACTAAAACTTCCTGCTGTCATTACTGGTGTGGGTACGTAATTGTTATAATCTTGGTGCTCTCCTATGCTAATGATAATCTCAGGTGGTTTTATTGGTTTATCTAAAGATACGAATGCTCTTTCGTACTCGCGAGCAAACCACAAATCATCAAAGGGAGATATTTCAACTCCTTCTTCTATTTCTTGTATTTTTAACGACATAATAGCGATAATTTAGTGATTTCTGACTTGATAAAGTATTCGATTTCCTCTTTTTTGTATTCCTTTTGCAAAACAGCAACACAATCAGCCATTTTTTTCTTTGCTATTTCGCTTTTTTCTCTTGCAATTTTCAAAACATCTTCAGATTTGTACTTATCTTTGAGAGTTTCACTGTCTTCTGCATGTGTTTTATTGGCTTCCGCTACTCTTTTTGCCTCACGTAGTGCTTTTTCATAGTCTTTGTATGCTGTTTCGTATCGCAACATTTTTGTCGTTTCGGCTATATCGTCTATCCACCATTCAAGCGGTTTATTAACGATTTCGTGTACGTGTGCCAATATGCTACTGGCAGTGGCTTTTTCGTCAATCTCTTTAGCGAATAGATAACGATTTAGGAATACAAAGCAAAATAAACGCGATAACAACGGGTACTTATCCGTTTGTTGTTCTTGTGATGTTTTGATGAATTTTAGTACGGCGTTAAATGCTGTTTTATCATCAGGCGTTCCTTTGCGATTAGCTAGGTATTGCAGTCGTCGCAAGGCTACATCTACATCCATTGTGTTTTTAATCATTTTGTCGGTTTTTAGTTGTTAGTTAAATTTACAAGTCGCCAATATTACGCGTTACCCCGTTTTTGCTACTTTTCTGTCCTTTTTGAGGCTCTTTGTTGTAGAGTTGGGTGTTTGTAAGTCCAGCGTTATAAAATGTGCTAAAATGATCTGGTTCTAACATTTTATCAGGCGATAGGGTGAATTGTGGATAAATCTGTTTTTGAATGAATACGCCTTTAATCGCTAATTCGATTTCTCCTTGCGTGTAATTTTTAGCAACCTCGATAAGGTTCATTCTTGCATTACCCAATATCGCAACGTTACCTATTGCCCCAATGTTGTAATGTCTTTTAGCATCATTCCAACGTTTCGACAACCAGCCCGCCAGCGCGATAGCATCTCCTTTAAAATCTTCATAGGCTTTTAAGGTTGAGTTTTCGGCTTTTGATTTTTCCTCGTGCGTGCGCGTGTTTGTTTGTTTGTTTATATTATAATCATTATCATTATCATTAGGGTTATCTTCGGTTATGTTTGGTAATGTTGGGTTATCTTCGGTTATGTTTGGGTTATCTTTTTTCTCATAATAAGGATTAGATTTCCCCTTCACAAAATTCGGATTACCTCCTTTTTTTCCATTCTCTTTATTAACCGCTAATTTCTTTTGATAACTCTCTGAAAACGCATCTAAATCTAATTTGATAAACTCAAAAGCCATTTCAACTTTCTCATCTGTTGAGCCTGCGTTTGCCCCGTTCTCCACATATTCGAATAACATTTTGAAAAGAACGCCCGCCTGCTTGTCGGACAATTTATTGACCACGCTTCCGTATTTAGTCTTTAGAATAAATGTATCTTTCATAGTTACATATTTATTGTTTAAAAAACTCCCCTTGCCCTTAACTTGCTCTCTGGACAATGGCACGCCAAATAATAACGCTCGCCAAATACAAGGGGAGACAAATGAATGATGTATTTAAAATAACGTTGTTTGATTAAGATCGTCAATCATTCGTTGTAAGTTTCTTTGCATTTGGTTGTAATAAGAAGGCTTTAACTCTATCCCTATAAAGTTGCGTTTTAGCCTCAAACTCTCGTGTCCCTCACTGCCTATACCTCCAAATGGACTTAATACTGTTTCTCCCTCATTACTCCATAAATGCAAACAACGCCTGATCGTCTCCAATTGTAACGGACAAATATGCTTTTCGTCCTTCTCATCACGTGCGCTGGTGTATTGCAAGGTGTCGGAGTAGTTTATATCATACCATACTGGCTCGGCGTACTTTTGCCATAAACTTACGGGGAGGTAATTCTCTTGTTTCTCATCAGTATCTTGGTGTGTGATTGGCACAAGATTATCACCTGCATTGCGAAATACTAAGATGTAATCGGGTATCCCAGTGCGTGACATACTGCTGTCTTTTAAGATTGTTTTATGAAGCAATCCGATAGACTTGGTACGAGTTACTTCCACTACTGGGCTCTTCCAAATTGTTATTCTATCGTGGTAAATAAATCCCTCTTTTTGGAATGATTGAATGAGCATACCCGAAAAGTCTTTGAGCCCTATATATCCGTCCTTACCTTTCATTGCAGGTAAATCCATACAATGTACTGCTACCAATCGCCCGCTTTTCACTACCCTTGCTAACTCTTTCACAAGGAATTGAAAGTGTACAAAAAACTCTTCATAATCTTGGCAGTTACCCATATCACGAATATCATCTGAATAAACGTATAATTCGGCAAATGGGGGGCTAAATATTGAGAAATCTATACTATCAGTAGGGAGTTTAGCTACCTCCTCTACGCAATCGCCGTGTATGGCTCTGAATGTAGGTGTTTGCATATTTCTTGGTTTTTAATCATTAATTCTTGCATTTGTTTGAATTGTGTTTCCTTTTCTCTTATAGAACTCATAACATTCTGCATTGTGTCAGTGGTGATGATATTCACTGTTACATCACCTTTCTTTCCAAAACGATGTGATCGTCTTACCGCTTGGTAAAATCCTTCAAAGGAGAAGTCTGGGCTCATAAAAGTTTGGTGCAGGCAGTGCTGAAAATTTAGTCCGTACTTTGCTATTTGCGGTTTGGTAACCAAAACTCTGTATTTGCCATCAACAAAGTCTAACAGCTTTTGCGCCTTATCCTCTGGTTCGTCTTTCCCTGACACTTCTACCGCTCCACGAATACCCGCTGTAACATCCTTGCTTTCATCATTGAGTTTTACCCATACGATATGAGGCTCATTATCAGCATTAGCTATCTCTATTGCCTTGGCTATTCGCTGATCTTTTGTACGCCTCAATTCTTTATTGAAGTCAGCAGCTGATACAGCCATATCGGGGAATAATAAACCATTGCTGAAATCGTTTTGTGTGATGATTTGGTGTTCCTTGTAAATCACCTCTGATAAATCATACCCTTGCATTGGGTAACCTATATCAGCAGGATTGGTTAGCATTACCGCCCAACTCGATACGAACTGGTAAAACTTTTCTACCGCGTGTCCTTTCAATCGCCATTTGCTTGTGTGATCTTGATCATTGATAAAGTAAGTAGCGAGCATTCCTAACCTACTTTGATAGCCTAAAAACTCCGAGTGATTAGCCAACTCCATAGGGTCGTTTGGCGATGGGGTAGCTGTAAAAGCAAACTTATAGGGGGTATTGTGGAAATACTCAAATAGTTGTTTTTTAATTTGCCCCTCAAAGTTTTTAATTATCGAACTTTCATCGACGATCAGCCCTGCATACTCTTGTGGGTTGATGTTGTGCAAATTCTCAAAATTGGTAATGGTTACCTTATCGAGGTCAAAACCGAACTTTTCCGCTTCTCTTTTGGTTTGTGCTACCACTACCAAAGGAGCAATGATAAGTACAGGCTTATTGGTGTGTCTTACGATTTGACTCGCTGTTTCAAGTTCCATTACTGTCTTCCCAAGTCCGCAATCAGCAAATACAGCGTGTTTGCCTTTGAGAATGTTTTTGGCAACAATATGCTGCTGAAAAGGGAATAGTTTAGGGTTCATCGGTAGCGGGGTAAAACCTTTATGCTCCTTTGCCCGTTGCTTCTGTTGCAAAAATTTCTGATACTCATTCATTTTGATTTGAAATTAGAGATTTGATAAAGATTGCCGCGCGCTCAATCTCCTTTCAAATCGGGTTGTTAATTATTGTTTGAATAATTCAGGGTTGTCGTGAATGTTTCCGATTACTTCTCCCCTTGTAAATTTACTCATATTCTCTGCTATGTAAGGGTCTCCAATAGTTCTTAAATAGAATAAATGGGCATCTTCATAATCACACACAACTTCCCATATTTTATTACAGAATTTGATAATATCACCCTCGTAGATTTCTTTGTTTCCTATGGTGTATACTCCAGAAAATTGTCCTAACGTTTCAGGTAATATTTCATTTTCATTCAATCCGTTGAAGTCAGCATAATCTACAATGTAATGAATTGTATAAGGTATTGACGTCTCAATAACTGGACTTTCTTCTTCTCGTATGAGATAATATCCGTATACCCATTTCCCTTGTGGAGTTTTACCTCTGAACTTTATAGTTCTTTTCTTTTTATCATAAATATTCATTTACTTTATATTTTTAATCTTTGCCCCCGCTCACGGCTCGAACGTGAGTGCTTGCCTATCGGGGTACACAATGGATAAAACTACAACGTTTCTTATTTTGTGTTAAGGAATTTATTAATAAAATAGGTTTGCCCTTTGCCAGTTACTTTTGGTGTTTTATTCACTGTAATATGCCCGTCTGAATGGGTGATACTTGTTTCTTTGATTTCAAACAATCCTAATTCCATTGCTTTTTGTGTAGGCATATTGTAGTCAGTGCCTTGTCGTGTGATAAGGTAGCCGTTAGAGCGTAACCACTCAAACAGCCTATTTTGCCCCATTTCCACTCCATTTTGCTTGATGATTTTAGCAAGTTCGCCTATCAGTATAGATGTTTTTGAGGCACTGACAGCATCGGCAAATAATACCTTAGGCGCTTGCGCTTGCAGTTGCTTTTGTTGGGCTTCTATCTTCTCGGCTTGTTCAGCTGCTAATCGCAATGCTTCTGAAAATGATTGAGGAATTTGTTGGTGTGCTTGTTCTTTTGCTCTTAACTGCTTTTCGCACTCAATAAAATACTGCCGTGCCATTTTGCCCTTTTCAGAACGTTGCAACATTGAAATTTCTTTGGCGCAATCAAGAGTGAGGGCGTAGTCGTCTAAAACTTTCCTTATAGCACCATTTGGCAATTGTACATTTTTGTACAAATGTTGATAATCAATGTTTTCGGCAAAACCATAATCAAACATACGGCTACACCAAATATCAAATCTCGTTTCAACTTCTAAAAATGTATGCAACTCTCTTGCAGATACAGCACGTTTGCCATTTTGTTCAGTGATTTTAATCAACTCTTGCATAGGTTGATAATTAGTATTTGTTATTTCGTACATAATTAAATAATTTTAGATGTTAGTAATTCCTTTGAGAAGAAAATGAAGTTATCCAAATTCGTGAAGTCGTCAGCGGTTAGACAGCCTGCGATGCAGTCGTCAATAGTCTGTATTTGCCACAAAATAGAGTATAGGCTATCCTTTACCCTACTTTCAGGCAACTTGTCCATTACCTCATTAAAAAGGTCTAATAGGTGATTTTTCGTTTGGGTAAGATTGTAGATTTTACCCTCCAAATCCATTCCGATATGTTCTACTTTCGGTAGGATTTCTAAAAGTGAAGTGTGGGCAGTTTTCGCACTGCAAGGCGTGTCTATGCAATTACTATTATTCATTGCATTAACATTTTCATCGTACTTTGGCATTTGCGAATGAAAATATTTATTAGTAATAAAATAGGAAAGGCTATCGCCCCCTTTACTCGCCAAAGTACATTTACTATTCTTTTCAGTATAGCAAACCGCAGGGTTATGATAGCCTATAATATTTGCAACATTAGCTGTTGCAGTATTGACATTAAAAAATGCTAATACTGAAATAGAACTAAAACATACTTTGGCGAAGTATGGTGCAAATGTACGACTATTTTTAAAACTATCAAACATTTTCATTCGTTTTTTCATTGCTTATTTTACTTTAAAACTTGCTTATTTATATCTTCACTTTGATATTCAGTGTTTTACAACTTGTTTTTTTTCCTTGCTTAACAGGAGGAAAAACTTGCTTATTCCTCATTATCAGGTTCAGGCAAATCAAGATTGAAATTATCCATACACATCTGCCTTACTTGCTGCTTAAATTCCTTTTCCCATTCGTAGGTGCTTAACTTGGTGCTACTCACTGGTACTCGTTGTATCTCACCAGTAGCAGGGTTAGGACGCTCCTCATAATTACACAAGGCTTTTAGTACATTATGCACCTCATTAGGAGGGTAAAATTCGCCCCAAGTATCATTGATAGCCTGCTGTATGATTGGTATCCAAACACCCCAATAGAATGCATTTTGCTGTACGCTTCGTTTCTTGCTTCGCCTCTCAATGGTGATATTGATATTCGTATCCTCAAAGGAGGTTATAGCCTTTTGTATCAGATTGCGATTTTGCACCAATTTGCCGTTTTTTACGTTGCTCGGAATGGTTATCTTTTTCATTGTTATTATCTTTGAAAGCAAGGCAGGACTCGAACCTGCTGCTATCCCGATTGATACTTGCTTTTTGTTGTGTTAATTACCTAACATTCACGGTACTCCGCTATTAATTCCTTTGTTTTTTCATATACAACTTCGCCGTTTTCCGTAACTTTACTAACGTGAAATGCGTGTCCTTGCACACTGTCGGGTTCTTCATCTTCAAGATAATCAAATGGACTTTCTTCAAAAATATCCATTGCTTCTTCATAGCTTTCTGCTTCTACAATAGCCGTGTAAGTACTTTCTTCCACGTACTCAAATTTAATTACGTACTTTTTCATTTTTATTTGAATTTATCGTTTATAATAAAAACCTTGCAGTTATTAATAATTCTTTCTGTTCTTTTAAGAATTTTCCCGCTATACTTCTCGTTTTAAAACTTAAAACGTGTGGAATCCCTGCAGAATCACAAATGCCGAAATCAATAATAGGGTGTACACATTTAAGTAAAATAGAATATTTCCAATTCTCTTTACTCCAATCAGGCTGCCATCCTTCGTTGTAATATTCTCTTAGAATCATTAGCTTTCTGAGAGCTTCCATACACTCATTAAGATTTGTATAATAGTTTCCTTTAGTTAAGAAAACACTATCATTCATTATATTAGTACCTTCAGTGGATTCTAACCATTCTACAGCTTCCTCAAAAGTTGGTGCAGGTGCTTTTTGTTCAAAGCCTTGTAGTTCTACTTTGTAAGGTTTAGTCGAGAGTGTTGGAAATTGGTCTTCATAATAATAACCTCCACTAACATATTCCGCTTCACCATATTCACTGAATGAAACAGTTATTAAACCATTGTTTTCTATTTTTGTAATTTTACCTTCCTTATCAGGAAAGTTTACTTGGTCATACACCTTCATTCCTACTTTAAATACTGTTTTCATTTGCTTAAAAAAGTCGCTACTAAAACGCTTAGGTGCGAAAACCTCACGACTGCTGGTTTTACTATAATGATTTCCATACTATCGTTTAAGATAGTCCTTGTGCTCATTCGTGGTGATAAAAACTTCTACTTTTATATGCTTTGTTCATTAAATATTTTCTTGTCAGTAATAAGTTCTCTATTGCTCTCCAAAAACTCAATAAAACGCTCGCATACCTCCACCAATCGTGGTATATCCAATTTAGGCATATAAGTATAATCCTCCTTATACACCCCCTTAAAATCGGTAACCAAATACTCAAAATCGGTTATCTCAATACCTTGCTGATTTAAGCAGTAAGGATATACAACGTGTTGCCAGTTATTGCGATACTTGAAAGCATTGTATTTGCCCGTTGTCTTTAAGTCTACCACCTTAAAGGGCAGCAAATAGTCTAAATAGCCATACAAAAATACTTCACCATATTGAGTGCTGATAGTACCTTCAACTCGGTATTGAGTAAGTGCATTTTCCTCTTTCAAAGGTGTTGCTATGCTCTTAGCAAGTTCCTTTGAAAATACGAATTGCCTGCCATTAATTACCGCTGTTATCAAATCGCCTTCGCTGTGAATATCTATCTTAGTACTTTTGCGACCCTCAACTATGCAATCAACAACCTCATTGAATGCTGTACCCTTGTCAGCTGCTTCACTTTCAAAAGGCACTCTATTAATGCGGTTAATGAGTTCTTGAAAGGATTGTCGCTCGTATTCTTCCTCTGTCAGCGTTGGGGCTTCAGATGAGCCCCAAAACTGCTGATAGATTACCGATGAATTAAGATAGTTCGTGAAACTATCCAACAACGTAGGATATATGTTATACTGCTTCATATTGCTTGCTATCTTTGTTAAACTTCGCATTTAAAGTTGCCGCCTTCTCATTGAGTTTGCGACCAGCAATCACTTTAGAGTTGCCGATATGTTGCCATTCTTGCAAGCGTTGTGCGGTCTCATTGAGGCTGTCTATATCTGTTATAACCGATATATTGTCCTCTATCTCTTTAATGAGCTTTTGGTATGCTTCATTAGCCTTGCGATGCTGTTCCAATCGTGCATTGT